ATACTTATATTAAAAATAAAGTTTATATTTGTTCTCGGAGTGGTAGCCAATTATAAACTTATTACAGAACCTCATTACCACGCAACTACCACTGCTGGTAATGGGGTTTATTTTTTTTAACTAAATCTTATAAATATGAAAATTTTAAGAACAGATAGTCAAGGCGGAAGCTACGACAATGAACGATTAAAAATTGTTAGAAGTATTTTACAATATTATAAATACGAAAACATAGATTTAATACACGATCATAAAGGTACATTAACAGTTATATGGAAAAAAGATCCAACCGATAATGACAAAGAACATTTGTTAAGAATTTGGGAAGCTATGGGAGAAAGTTGTATTGAACATAAATTACTAACCTATATTGATTTATAATTTATGAACGTTACAATTTACAAGAAAGCCACAGATGTATCTAATGGCTTTACAAAAGATGTTTTGTTTTGTTTGGAGCGAATCAAACAAGGTAAGAGTAAAGAAACGATTGAATGGTTGAGAACATTATCAAAAGTTGATTACGATAAAAACAAGAGTAAATTACCTGGAGTGTGTTTTAATGGTGTTTTTGAATACCGATCACTTGCTGGAATAAAAGAACACTCAGGACTTTGCATTTTAGATTTTGATAAGTTTCAAACCTATCAAGATACTATTGATTTTAAAAACTCAATTTGTGATGATGAATTTATTTACAGTGCTTGGATATCTCCTAGTGGAAAAGGCATTAAAGCACTTGTAAAAATACCATCTGAAATAGAAAACCACAAAGAATATTTTAAAAGCCTTAAAAACTATTATAACCATCCTAATTGGGATGATAGTGGCTCTGATGTAAGTAGGTTTTGTTTTGAAAGTTACGATCCCGATTTGTTTATAAATGAAAATTCAAAACTTTGGGATAAAATTGATGCTCCAGAAGTTGAAGATTTAGGAAATAGAAATGTATCTATTGCAATAAAATCTGACAATCTTATTATTACCAATTTAATGACTTGGTTTAATAAAAAATATACATTTAGTCAAGAAAGAAATAAAAACTTATTTAGGTTAGCTTCCGCATTTAATGACTTTGGTATTGCTAAAAATGTAGCTGAACAAACATTTTATAGTTTTGAGGAAAAAGATTTCCCAAGAAGTGAAATACAAACTACTATAAATTCGGCTTATAAAAAAACCAACCAATTTGGAAGTAAGTTTTTTGAGGACAAAAGTATTAAGCAAAAGATTGAGAAACAGATTAGAACTGGAAAGAATAAAAAAGAAGTTATTGAGTACCATTCTGACTTTGATAAGAACGAAATAGAGAAGTGTATAGATGAAATTAAGGATGAAATATCTGTATCTGACTTTTGGTATTATAACGATAAAGGAAAGGTTAATTTAAGTCCACATAAATATAAGTTTTGGCTTCAACAAAATAACTTCTTTAAATATTTTCCAACAGACACCAGCACATTTACTTTTATTAAGATTGAGCAAAATTTGGTTGAGGAAACAAGCGAGAAAAGAATTAAAGATTTTGTTTTAAACCATTTACTTACTAGAGAAGATATTGGATTTAGTCCTTACGATTTTATGGCTTCAAGTCCTAAATACTTTCAATCTGACTTTTTAAGTTTTTTGGAAAGTTCTGAAATAAAAATAAAGGAAGATACTCAAACAGAGTGTTTTTTATATTTTAATAATTGCGTTGTAAAAATTACGGATGAAGCTATTGAAACAATAGACTACTTAGACCTAGATGGCTTTGTTTGGAAAAGACAAATAGTAAACAGACCATTTGAAAGTTTTGACCACCACGATGCTGTATTTAGAAAATTCCTTTGGCTGATTGCTGGACAAGATGCAGAGAAATACAATAGTTTCAAATCTGTAATTGGTTATTTACTTCATTCATTTAAGACTTCGGCAAACAATAAAGCAATTATTTTTAATGATGAAACAATTTCAGAAAACCCTAATGGAGGAAGCGGTAAAGGATTATTTTGGAATGCATTGTCGCAGATGAAAAAAGTTAGCAGTATTGATGGGAAAACATTTGAGTTTACCAAAAGTTTTCCTTATCAAACTGTATCGACTGACACTCAAATATTAGTATTTGATGACGTAAAAAAGAACTTCAACTTTGAGAGTTTATTTAGTTTAATTACAGAGGGAATAACTTTAGAATACAAAGGTCAAGATGCAATTAAATTGCCAGTTCAACAATCTCCAAAAATACTTATTACAACCAATTACACCATTGGTGGCGTTGGTGGTTCTTTTGAACGTAGAAAATTTGAAGTGGAATTAGCCGAGCATTTTAGTTACAAGCACACGCCACTTGATGAATTTGGACACTTATTATTTGATGATTGGAATGAATTAGAGTGGTCAAAATTTGACAACTTTATGATCCAATGCGTACAATATTATTTAATTAATGGACTTACTAAACACGATTTTAAAAACTTAGAAGTTAGGAAGTTTATTAAAAATACTTCTTTTGAGTTTTATGAGTGGACAAAATTGGATGCTAATGGTAAAAATGAAAATATTGAATTTAACACTAGGTGCAATAAGCAAACATACTACAATAGCTTTATTAATGAATATCCCGATTTTAAAACTTACAAATTAAGTCAAAACCGATTTACTCGCTGGGTTGAGCAATACGCTAAATTTTATAAGTTTGAGTATTTAGATGGCAATTCAAATGGCGAAAGATGGTTTGAGATAGTCAATAAAAGCGCAGTAGTAAAAGAAGAAGAAGATAACGATATAATGTTTTAATTATGGAACTGAATAAAATATACAACGAAGATTGTTTAGAAACTTTAAAAAGATTACCTAATAACTCTGTTGATTTGGTAATTGCTGATCCGCCTTATGAAATTGTATCTGGAGGAGGAGGAGGGTGTTTTGGAGTTGAACAAAGAGATTATCACAAAGGAGTAAAAAGTTTAAGTGATGGTTTTGAAAATATAATACTTGACGAATGTAAAAGAGTTTTAAAAGTGTTTAATTGTTATTTTTTTTGTAGTAAAGACCAAGTATTACAAATATTACTTTGGGCTAAAGAAAACAATATGAATACTGATATACTTTGCTATCATAAGTTAAATCCGATACCTACAACCAACAATAAATATTTATCTGATACTGAATACATAATTTTTATGAGAGGGCAAGGTGCTTATTTAGGCGGCGATTATGCAAGTAAAAAAAAATACTTTTTGCAAAATAACTCTAAAAGTGAATTTGAACATCCAACAGTAAAACCATTAAATATAATTAGAACTTTGGTTGTAAATTCCAGTAAAGAAAATGATTTGGTTTTTGATCCGTTTATGGGAAGTGGAACAACCGCAATAGCTTGTATAAAAGAAAAAAGAAATTTTTTAGGAAGTGAAATAGATAAAACTTATTTTAATGTTTTGTCTAAAAGAATATCAAATGAAATAAATCAAACAACCTTATTCTAATGATTTTACGAGATTATCAAATTAAGCTATCAAATGAAGCAGCCGATATTTTAAGGCGCAAAGGATTGGTTTATCTGGCGATGGAAGTAAGAACTGGTAAAACATTAACGGCACTCCAGACCGCTAAATTATTTCAAGCTAAGCGAGTTTTGTTTTTAACAAAAAAGAAAGCAATATCCAGTATTCAATGGGATTACGACAACTTTGGATTTGACTTTGATTTAACAATTACAAATGATGAGAGTTTACATTTGGTAGATAAAGAGTTTGATTTAGTGATCCACGATGAACATCATCGATTTGGTGCATACCCTAAGCCAAACGCAGTAGCAAAATTATTTAAGCAAAAATTTTCACATTTGCCGATGATATTTTTAAGCGGAACGCCAACTGCTGAATCACACTCGCAATGGTTTCATCAATTTTGGGTTAGTGATAATAGTCCTTTCAAAGAATATTCAAACTTTTACAAATGGGCAGCAGATTTTGTAAATGTAAAGCAGAAAAACTTAGGGTTTACCAAGATTAATGATTACTCCGATGCTGATATAAAGCATATTAACCGTAGAATTAAATATTATTTGCTAACTTTTACGCAAGAGCAATCTGGGTTTAAAAGTCAAATTTTAGAAATGGTAATTGATGTTGAAATGAAACCTATTACCTATCAAATAATTGAAAGACTTAGAAAGGATTTAGTTGTAAAAAATTCAAGCAACCAAGTTATTCTTGCAGACACGGCAGTTAAATTGCAACAAAAACATTTACAGTTAGCTAGTGGAACTTGTAAGTTTGAAGATGGATCTAGTAAAGTTATAGATTATTCAAAGGCTGAATATATTAGAGATAATTTTAAAGATTATAAAATAGGAATATTTTATAAATTCAAAGAAGAATTAAATATGCTAAAAGAAATTTTAAAAGATAAACTTACAACAGATTTAGATGAATTTAATGAAACAGATAAATGGATTGCCTTGCAGTTTCAAAGTGGCAAAGAGGGAATTAGTCTTAAAAAAGCAGATTACATTGTTGCGTTAAATATTGATTTTAGTAGCTCAACTTACTGGCAATTTAGAGATAGAATGACCACAAAAGATAGAAAAGAAAATCAAATATTTTGGTTATTCTCAAAAGATAATGGCAAAACAAAGTCTATTGAAAGAATGGTTTATAAAAGTTTGATGAACAAAAAAGATTTCACTCTTGATTTGTACAAAAAAGATTTTGGACTTTCTGATAAAATAAAAAAAACATTTAGTAGAATTAATAGATAATTTTGTATCTTTGAATAAGCGAGTACGACCGCTATCAAAAATTTATTACAATTCCCGATTATTTAGAGCGTCGTACCTCTTTTTAATCGGGTTTTATATTTTAGTATTATGGAAGTTTGGAAACCAATAAAAAATTATGAAAATTATCAAGTATCTAATTTTGGAAACGTAAAAAGTTTAAATTTTAATAAAGAAAAAATTTTAAAAATTAGAACTTTACCTACTGGTTATTGCAGAGTTAATTTATGCAAAAACAACAATGCTATTGATTTTTATATTCATCGACTTGTTGCTGAAGCTTTTATTAAAAATATGAATGATTACCAACAAGTTAATCATATTGATGGAAATAAATTAAATAACAAAATGTGCAATCTTGAATGGTGTAATCAAAGTGAAAATATGCTTCACTCGTATAAAATAGGATTAAATAAAATAGGAGAAAATAATAGTAAATCTAAATTAAGCAATAATGATGTTTTGGAAATAAAAAATAGTTCTTTATCATATATTGAATTATCTAAAAATTTTAATGTTAGTAAATCTTTAATTTGTTTAATTAAAAATGGTAAAAAAAGAATTTTATGCTAGAAAGTAAGATCCAAAGCAAAATAATTAAAAAGTTAGAGTTAGATGGCTATTTTGTAATAAAATTAATATCTACAAATAAGAATGGTATTGCTGACATCATAGCTCTCAAAGATGGCAAAACTATTTTTATAGAAGTCAAACAACCTAAAGGCGTTTTGTCTGAATTGCAGAAGCTAAGAATTAAACAGTTGACCGATTTAGGGTTTGAATGTAAGGTTTGGACAGATTATGAAGTGGATTTTATGTTAAATAATTAGTTTAATAAAAAAATTCTTTTAATCTTTGTTGAAACATTAAAATATAACATTATGAGAAAACAATTTTACATTTGGACACAAGAGAACCAACATTCTGAAAAATATTTTAGAAGTGAGCAGCAAGCGGATTTATTTGCTAGGTCAAAAAATTACGACAGTTACGAAATTCGAGAAATTTATACACGATGATTTACAGAGGTTACAACATCGAAAGGGATTACACTTCAAGTGAAGTAGTCTTTGATTTTTTTTGGGAAAAATCGTATATGGGAACTGGAACAAGTATTGAACATTGTCAAAACCAAATAGATAGGTTATGGATTATAGAAGCCTCAATTTAAGTATTACGCCTCAACTTTCAAAGTTGGGCAGACCTTACCGCCTTTCCGCTATTGCAAAGAATTTACAAGTACCTAGCAAGTGGATTAATAGAGTTGATTGTTGGCATTGGTTTTATGTTTTTGTTTATACGGATGACAATAGCTTTTTTGGATTTGAGTTTGATTATTACGATAAATTTGTACAGAAGTTTAACCACGAGCAATCGTTAAAATTATTTAAAAATGGCTGATATAAGTAAATGCTCCGACCACCTTTGCCCATCCAAAACTATTTGTTATCGATTTACTGCGCCATCAGACAAATTTAGACAAAGTTGGGTAAATACTAATAGAGAGGCGGATGCTTACAACTGCGATCTATTTTGGCATAATGGAATATGTAAATATTGCGGACAAAACGAAGGCAATCATAAATTAAGCTGCGCCAGTCAGAGAGCGACAATATTAATGAATTTAAAAAAGAAATAATATGACAGCAGTAGAATTTTTAGAAAAAGAAATTTTTAGAAATTATCATTTTTTATTGCAGAAGTTAAATTGTGAACCATTAAAAGAAGCAATAAACCAAGCCAAAGAAATGGAAAAGCAACAGATGAAAGATGCTGTATTGGCTCAAGCAACAAAACATGAAGGCTTAAGAAAAATATTTGACAAACAGTTTGAAAAATACTACAACGAAAAATTTAACCTTTCACAACAAGATAAACCCTAAATTTTGGGGTTTATGTAATGACAAACAGTAAGATGACACTAAAAGAAAAGTTTGAACAATATGCAAAGGATGAAATTTGGCGAACCAGAAACTATAATGCAGAAGAATGTGAACTTATAGCAGATGAATTTGCTATTGGATTTGCAGAGTGGTATTTGAATTTATCTAAATCAGATGATTGGGAAAAATTTGATTACAACACAAATGAAAAACTACTAGAAATCTATAAAAAAGAAAAAGGATTGTGATTTACTTTAAATATTCAACAAGGCTTGTAATATTATTTGATAATATAGTTATTAAAATACCAATTTCCAAAAGAGGTTATTTACAAGGATTGAATGAAAAATACATTTGGGATAAGTATAAACAAATTGGTTGTTTAGCAGAACTAAAATGGATGTTTTTAGGTATAGTTTGTCAAAAAAGATATAACCCAGTTAAACGCATACCGAATATAAAAGTATGGATAATAAAACAATTAATACCAGAATTTGATTTTGATAACTGCGATCTTTACAAACCTGAAAATTGGGGAATTGAAAACAAAAATTACATTTTGCTAGATTATGGAATAAATGAAAATATCTCAAAATTATATAAAATATGAAGTATATTTTAATCTTAGCAGCATACGAATTTATAAGACCAAAATTAATTTGGTTATTTTATTATTTAATTAAAAAAGGAGAAAAATGATCCCATTACATTATCCGCAGCAATACGATGTTATCGACTTCGTGAGCGACAATAACCTTAATTTTAACGAGGGAAACGTGATTAAGTACATAACACGTGCCAGAAAAAAAGGAACGCATTTAATCGACCTAGAAAAGGCATTAGATTATATCCAACGAGAAATAAAAATAGTTAGAGAAAAAGAATTAAAACAAATAGAAAAATGATTGCAGTAATTACCACAGACCAAAAAATATTCCAACTTTACCTTTTGCAAGAAAATTTAACTTTTATGGATGCTAGGCAAATTTGTAGAAAATCCGATTTAGATAACACCATTTACGATGATGTTATCGACCTAGATCCGAGATCAAATGTAACGGATTACGTTAGAGATAGAATAAAATCAAAAACTTTAGAAATATGAGAAAAATTTTTTTATTATTAGCAATTACAATTTTTTCAAATTGTAGCACAGAAAATGCAGATATTTTAGAACCAGAATTAAATTGTAATTGCTCAACAATTTTAGAAGCAAATAAATTTAGACTTCCAACAGGGCAAAGTTTTACGGCTGGAGTTATGGAAAATGATTGTACAGGAGTTCAAAAAAATTTCAATTTAAACGGAATTTATAATGTTGGACAAAAAATTTGTAATTAATAAAAAAGCCTCAATTAAGAGGCTTTTTTAATTTTCTATAAATAAATAACATCGATATAGGAATTTTCCCTAATTTTTTCTTCGGGTTGCTATGATTTCTAATATTTTGTTCCGTACAATTTAATAGCTCCGCAATATCTTTATTATTAATTTTTAAGGCTTTCTTCATTTCCTTAAATTCTTCGTGTGTGTAAACTTCCATTTTTTTATTGTTTTTATTAGTTTTAAGCGATTATTTTCTATTTTAGGTATATTGATATAGTTTTATTATTTATAAGCCTTAAAAAAGCTATTTAATAATCCTATTTCCAAAATACTTAATTCGTGTAACTGTTTTCCGTTTACAGTCCATTTACCGTTAATTTTTTCAATTGTTACTTTCATTTTATTTTAAATTATAAGTTATTTTTAAAGTTATTTTATTTTTTATAAAATCATTACCAGCCATTCCAATTGAAAGTGAATAATCCTCAACATTTAGATTTTTTCTTTTTATCAAATAATCTGAAATTTTCTGAAATTGATTTGAAAATTTTTCGTGTAGATCTATTTTGTGTTTATTCACTTTCAAATAAATAATATATTTTTCCATTTTTTAATAATTTACGTTTAAAGGTTTTCCATCGTATAGGAATAAATTGATAATTGTATAAATTTTATTTAATTTTTTCATTTTTTTTATTTTCTTAATAATTTAATTGCCTCAGATATAAATTCCGATACTTCTTTACCTCCGATTAAAAAATTTCCTTGATCATTATAAATGTAAAGTTTAAATTCTTTTACGGTTGCATTAATAATTTGAAATTCGTTGCTATTGTCAAAAATATAATTAACAATTGCTTTTTTTAGTTCTAAGTTCATAATTTTAAATAGTAAAGTTTTTATATTTTATAATTATTAAAGGTTTTTTTGTTGATCCGTGCCAATCTGGATTTTCTTTTTCTGATAATTCTATTAAATTTTTTAAATTTTCTTGATAATAATAATTTGCTTTTTTATTAAAACAAAAAATTATATCTTTTTCTATTTTTAAAATTTCGCTAATTTGGTAACGATTATTTTTTGGATTATAATATTTAATACAGTTCATAATTTCTAAATTTTTATAAGGTTAAACAATTCCCCAGAAAGATCGTATTCACAGGAATAGCCAATTTTTTCGAGTTCAGATATTAAATTTTCGCAATTTTTATAGCTGCAAATTTCAGAAGCAAAATTGTCTAAAATTGTTAATACCTCAGATGGTAAATTTTCGTAATCGTCAAATAAGTCTATCATAATTTTTAGTTTAAAGTATTTTTTTCAATTCTATTTTTAATAATTTCCGTTACCTCGTTAATTGTCAATTCTTGATCAATTAATAAAAAGTTTATTATTTCCTTAAGTTTATTAACCGTTGGCTTTGCTTCTGGCAATAACCTAGAATTTAAACCTTGCTTATTTAGTGCAATTATAATGCAGCGGTTTACAAATTTATTTCCCTTTGCCGTTAATTGTCTTTTTTGTTTATTACAAATTGCCTCGTTATAATTTCGCATAATTATTAATTTTTAAGTTTGAATGTAAATTTTTTAAAGTTCTTAGCTCCAAAGTGATCAATTATTTTGTTTTCGGCTAATTTTAGAGCGTTTAAAGGATCGTTTTCAATTACTGTAATTTCGTTACTAAAACCGAATTTTGAATGATTAAAAAAGTATGTGAATGTGAATTTTTGCATAATATATTATTTTGTTAGTTCGATTAATTGATCCAGGCTCATAGTATTAATTAAAAAAGTTAATGCGGTTGCAATATCAATTTTTCCAGGTACTGAAATAAACCTATTTTTTGTAAAGTGCAATTTATTTAGTTCGGGAGCAAATGAATGAGCCTCCAATTTAATTACTTGCTTTATTATTTTTGGTAATAATGCACTTTTACGCAAATTGTAAGCGTGGTTTATTACTTCAACTTTAAAATTATATTGGTTTATATTTTCGGCTTGCATTTGATTAACGCGGCTTAAATTATCTTTGTAAAATTGCAACCTTTGTACTTTTGCTTTTTTTATAAAATTGTCAGTTCCTGGAATTGATTTTATTTTATTTTCTATTAATTTTATATTTGTTTCCATAATTTAAAGTTGTATTAAGATTGATATAATTAAGATTAAAAAAATTGATAAGGTAGCCTTTACCTTTGTGTTTGTTGCTGGATGTGTTTTTTTAGGTTTCAAGATAAAAACGTATTAAGTTAAAATTATAGTTCCTCAACGCCTCGTTATAATCTAAATTGAAGCCAGAAGCCTCGTTTTGTATAACTTGTTTGCAATTGTTTAAATACTGCATTTTGTGAACTTCCGCCATATTAGGCGAAAAGTTCAATTTTATTTGTTCTAAGGTTAAACCGTTGTAAGTTGTCATAATTATTTTTTTATAGGGTTAATGTTTTCTTTTTCAGTATTTACAATTTTAAAATGTATTGTTTCAATAAGCAAACAAGTACCATTGTCCCAATGTAATAAAGTTTTTAACCCGTCATAATTTGTGCCGTGATAACAATCACTTGACCAAGTTCCCGCGTGATCTTTATGTAATGAATTAAACTTTTCTTTTGTTATAGTGTACATAATTAAATAGTTTTATGATTGTTTCCAATCGTTAGTACATCTTTTAGAAGTATATAAGCCAGCGTAATAATTTGACGCTATTTTATACTCGTTTATAAGTCTTTTTAATTCAGTTCTGTAATCTTTGTACGATATAAAATCAAATTGATTAAGTTCATCAATCGTTTCTACTTTGCCGTTAATTTTTAAGTTCAAATAAGTCATAATATTAAAGATTTTTTAAAGTTTGTGAGAATATTAAGTAATGATAAAGTTTGATCGTTTTTTCAATAGGGTAACTTTTACCGCTGGAATTTAAACCTAGTGAGTTAACATACATTTCAATATCATAATTAGAAAAGTGAAACGAGAAAGGCAACCCAAAAAGATAATCGGAAAACCTATCTTGATTGTTTGGAAACTTTGCAACATTATAAGGATAATTTGCAACCCTTATAAATTCATTATGTAAATGATTTGCAGCTTCTGAAATAGTTGCAAATGTGTTACCGTTATAATCGGTTACATTTTCTAAAATGTGGCTATTTATAGCCTGGCGAACTTGTTTTGAATTTGATCTCATAATTTTTAATTTATAGATTAATATTTGTTTTTATTACTATGTAAATATACAACTATACTTGCTAGCAACAATACTTGCTAATTGACTTTAACATAACTTTAACACAATTTAGCTATTAAATAGATTTTATTTATATCTTTGATCCAAACTAATAATAAAAACTTATGGGAAAGAAAAAGGAAATACAAGTAACCTCGGCAGGTTCTACACTAACAACACAACCCGAAAGACGAGGAACGCCCGAACACCTCCAAACACAACAGAACCAAGCCTTACAGATCATTGAACTAATAGGCAACAAAGGACTGCCAATGGTAAAAGCAGCCAAAGAAGTAGGAATGAACCAAACCACGTTCCTTGACTATATCGAGAAAGATAATCGACTAATCGAATTATACGCGAGAGCAATCGACCAAAGAAACGACCTAAAGGCGGAACGTATCATTAAACTAGCAAACAAGCGCAGCCTTGACATGTATGTTGACCAGAACGGACACTTAAGACCAAACCCCGTTGCAGTACAAAGGGATCGACTTATAATTGATAGCGAAAAGTGGTTATTAAGTAAGTTAGCGCCTAAGAAATACGGAGATCGTATACAGATTGACGCCGAAGTAAAGCACACCGCTCCGCTTTCAATTGACCAAGTCAACGACATATTAAAGCAATTGGATAGTAATACGATAGACGTCACACCAGAAGCGGAAGCGGAATAAGCAAGGCCACGCAATAACGGCCAACCCTTAAGCAAGGCCACGCAATAACGGCCAACCCTTAAGCAAGGCCAAAGCAATAACGGCCAACCCTTAAGCAAGGCCAAAGCGGGAGCGGAAGCCGTTAAAGCTGCACCGATCCAAGCGACAACCGTTAACGCTACCAATGCGAGAGCGAGAGCAACCGAGAGCGCAACCGCTGAAGCGA